TGAATTTAAATCGCTTATCGCTCAAGGTAGCCTTACCAAGCTCATTCCATTCGACGTAACCCCATAGGCCACTGTCTCTTGCTTCTAACCTGGTAATCCACCCTTGGGCTGCTAATTCCTCATACCCCTCGTGACCTGCCGTGATGTATACACCTTTTCTGATTCCTGAATTAAAGTTTTGGATAAACTCTTTCAGGTCATTTTTGGTTATCAAAATAGGGCCGTAAAGGTCATGCTCCCACTGCCCTATAGGTACAAGGTGTACCATCTCCGGTATCTCTACACCATCGTCTTTCTTTTTTTCGATAAATTCGAGGGGAAAGACTCCCATGTATTTATCATTCATCTTTTTTTCTTTGAATGTTGTCATTGTCTTTGAAATTATAGCAGAGCTATATATTTTATGGTAAGTCAAATGTGCATAACTTGCATCACGCGCAAATAGTACACATGTAGTTTACATGTACTTTATATATAAAAACAAGTTATCCGGAAATTCCGGATAACTTATTACCTAGACGTAATACGCCTAGGGTGTCGCCACCTCCTTTCCATGACAAATGTCTGCAAGGAAAGTGGCCATGTATGATTTGTTGGCACGGATAATCCGCATCAACTCCATTCCGCTCGTAAACGACTGTTTTAAAGTGCGTTCAACGTCCTGTTTTTCCTGTTCGGTGAAGCCCTCCATTTCTTCAAGCAAGGGTATATTTGGTGTATTCATGTTCTGGGTTTCTGGTTAGTCGGTGAATTTCATTTGATTGAGTTTCAATCTGATGATACGTTCCAACTCAAGCATGGCTTGAGGGTAGGAAGTTTTTGTTAGTTCTCGAATCAACGCTCGTTGCGTAGGATCGAGATTGTGTTTTTCGAGTAGGGTTTCGACCCTGTGCGGAGCATACGAAGTCTCCATTGGTTTATTGTGTGCTTATTTTGCATGTGTCTTTCCAGTAAATATACTCGTATTGTTTCGGCCTCAAGAGGTCGAAGACTTCCAGGAGGAAGAATAGCGATAATTGCATCATGTGTTGTTGTAAAGAACTTTATGCACTCACTATTGTGTCTATCAATCATTTTAATAATTAATAGCCACAATATCAATGCACAGCTACTTCTTTTTTCTATTTTCTTTTGCGAAGTCGTCCGCAAGCGTTCCTGGTAATGTAGTCGGTTTTGGCGGTTGCACCAATCCGTTCGGTATTCCAGTGAAGTAATCCCCTAGACTGTCCGGTATACCTGTAATTTCTGGTGGATTTTCCTCGTCCTTGAGTATCTCTACCCATATACCTCGACAGTTTGTGTGGTACACGCTTGTTCTAGCCCAATAATCATCTGCATCTATCACTCTACCGTCCATCGATAAGCAGAAGTTACATGTCGCATAATCGAGTACTTCACTTCTTTGGAGTGCGTGTATCATGTCCTTATTTCTTTGGAAAACATCATTACGCCCATTGTTCAAACTCTGTACTACCACTATTCCCGATGTTTCTCGTACCGCTTTGTCTATAGCTTCATCAAGCAATAAATCTACTGCACCTATAGCCTGTGCCACTGACACACCGCTCGAGGCATTGTTTGATATCGCTATCTTGGCTTTTGTCTCAATGTCGGAAGCAGTCTTATTTGCGATAGTATCTGCCATCAGATCGATGTTTGCGATTGAGGCTGCAACATTAGGAGGTACTGCCACTTTCATCTCGGTAGATACATTATTTTTACCGTACTCATATGCTTTTTTCATGGCATCTTTAAGTATCGATTTGTACTCGGCAACAAACTTGATCTCAATCTCTTGAATAGCTTTCATGTCGTTTACGCTCATGGCCGACTGTAGCTTATTCACATAAACGTCTTTTGCTTTTTTCAAAGCCTCTTTCGCATCTTTCGCAAAAGTACCCTCTATGTCTTCGATTGCCTTTTCGATACGATCAAATGTCACTTTTTCTTCTGCAAATGTGAGAGGTCTCCATGAGGTAAAGTTCTCGCCCTCGCTCATCTTTATTTTCTTACCTCTGCATGCAGAATGGTCGTGTGCTTCTATCTCTTCTTCTTCGATCTCAGTCTTTTCTTTTTTCTTTGTATTTTTTTTTGGTACATCAACATCAACACCGTCTTTGATGTCTTCACTGTCGGGATCTTCATCGTCTTGTGTGCGTGCAGGTAGGCCAATCATCGCGCGTAGGTACTGCTCATCACTTGCAATAGGTTTGATACCGCCCGATGTCACGAGTGAGCTGTACACCTCTGCAATACCCTGTACATCAGTTTTGCTAATGCCTGAAAAATCAAGCTTTGGATAGGTAGTAACATCGTTAAAGTTCAAATCTACCAGTTCAGGTATTAGTCTCTTATTTATTTCCGAGGTTAGAGTGTTTGCTATTGCATCCATAGCCTTGAGGAAAAGGTCACTATGGTCTTCTGACGTTGCTCGACTACCACTCGAGCTTGATGTCTGGCCGAGTTCCAAAAATTGTGCCAGTACTGACTGCAAAATTTCTTTATTGTGGTGGTTTATAGACTTCTCAGGGTCACGAGTAGATGACGCTCCCATGTTCATAAACTCCGCAGTATAGTTTGGAGGTAATATCAAAAAGGCATCTTCATTGGCACGCAAGTTCTTCATCGCTATTTTAGCCGCAGTCTGATCTGACTCTGTATAGCCTACAGGCATCGTAATTTTCGGTATACCAAGCCCTTGGCGCTCAAAAGCGATCGCATCTATCTTGTAGAAGTTATCTTTAAAATACCAGTGCTTGTATGCAGCGCGTAGCATTGAGGTACCCCACCAGTTTGTACCCTCGAGTTCATTTATAAATGTCACAAGCTTTGAACCTGGTATGTTTGCAATAAAGCCGTCCTGTCGTATTTGTTGAATACCGAAAGTTTTATCAGGAAGTTCCCACTGTTGAATTGAGGTAGGTAATCGAGGTGCAAGTTTCTTGAGTGTGATATATGTTTTGCCGTCTACTTCTTTTGTGCCGTATACTTTTTCAAATACCATTACTCCAAAAGGTACAAAGAGGAGTGCTTGTCGCACCACATCATCCCATGTCATATCTTCTAGCCAGTCAAAGAGTGCATGCTCTACCATATTTGCAATCTCTATTTCTTTAGGGTCTTCTGATACTGAGTTAACAAACCATTTAGCTCGACGTATTGGAAGTGTACAGGCCAAAACAGCGGCACGCACTGTACCGTCTGATTTTCGCATCTGGTCATACACACGAACACCCTGCAAGCCTTGTAGTTGTGGGTTGTATTCTTCTACGATGATACCGCTCAAGCCTTTTGTACCACTGTCTCCGAGTTCTATGTATGGCTTAGCCTTTTTTAGAGGTACGCTTGGCTTTGTCTCTTGAGTAACACTCCTTATGGTCGAGGTAGGCTCTTTTGCTGTTGATGCTTTGCTTATTTCAAATCCGAGAATTTTCATTGTTATGTTGTATTAAAATGTTTTTTTAAGAAGTCCGGCGGTGATGGGTTTTTCCCTTTCCACTATTTCTTTTGGTTTTTGCGCTTCCTGTTTCACTGGAAGCTTTCTATGAAACTGCCCGAGTTTGAAATGTTGTAAGGCACACATCAGTGAGTCTGGTATGTGGTCATTCTTCTTCACCGGCTTATCGGTACCCTCTTGGTACCTGTAATTCTTTAGCTGATAATATGCATCGACAAACCTCTTGGCCATCTTTATCTTCTCTTGCTCAAATCTCGCTCGTAAGTTACCGAGCATTCCTATTGCACCGTCTACTCCTGGTGTACCAAACTTTTCTTTTGAGAACACTACCTCTATTACCGTACAAGATAGATTTTCTTTTGCGAGAGCATTTTGTAGTGCCACGTTTTCAAACTTACCCGCGCTGTCGGCATATATAAATCGGATGTGTTTCTCTTTTACTATCTGGACGATGTCTTTTATTATATCCTCACTTGGTGTTTGAGAATAGTTTTTATTGTTGAGAAGTACCACTGTATCATCTCTATATCCCATCACTTCGGTCACCGCTGTCATAGAAGAAAATCCCCAGTCGATGCCAATGACCACAGTTGCTCCTGTCACATAATCATATGCGCGCACTGTTTCAGAATCGAAAAGCGCCTTGTCTACATCTTCTGGTTTAAGCACAAGACCGGCTGAGCTTGGCCGTGTACCGAGGTACTCTACCTCAAACCAGTCAACAGTCGGTTTTTCTCGCCATGCCTGTATGACGTTTTCAATCGGCACCCACCCCTCTACATCACCGGTACGTCCTTTTGTATATTCTTTTAGCTTTTGGATATCGTGGATGATCGCATATTTCGGATCATCAAATATATTTTTATCGAATGGGAGGCAGACATCAAAAATATCCCACTGTATTCGTAGGTATCCCCTCTGTTCGGCGTTATCCCATGTCTCAGCAAATCTCCCGAAAATTTTATGAAAAGTAGATGCCATCACCACAAGGGGATTGGCACTGTCGTTAATCATTGGCAAGGCAGAGTCGATAAGCTCATCGCTCGTTTCGCATGTCTCGTCACTTAAAAGGACATCAGGGTGCTTTCCTCGCACCTGCTTGGTAGAAGCTGTCACACAGGCTATGTAGTGGCCCTCTTTTGCCTCTGTATAGCTTTGTGTGAGGTTACCCTCAATGGTGCTATGCACTGTCGAGTCCATGTCTGCATAAGCAGTGATGTAGTCATACACTACTGCAGCTTGTACAAGAGACCCTGCCATATTTACTACCTTTCTTTTTCTTAAGTACCAAGAGTCAAAACCTATTGTACCGAGTAGCTTACTTTTACCACCACCTCGCGGCGCTTTGATGATGATACGTTGATACTGACCGCTCCATATCTTTGCATACGCATTCCGAATAACAAGCGGCCATTTCATTGGCTCTCGTGATGGATACGTTTTGTGCATCGTTATTGGCCTCGTCAGGTACGTTTTCCTCAGGTCCTCTTTCTGTGAATACGTGCTCTTCAAGCTGTCCACTATGTCGAAGTTGCTGTACGTCCTCAATGAGTTCTCTAATATTTGCATGGTGTTTACTCTTCAATGGCTCTGGTAGACCATCGATGATAAATGTTATGTGATTTATTCCTATCTCGACCTTTTCGCTTGCGCCTTTTGGCTGCTCATTCTGTTTTGTACTAAAACCCTCAAAGTACTGCATCCATAGTAACTGACTCATAGGGTTTCCTTTCATCGCAGTTCTATAGATTGCTTCGATGATGTGACCAGTTCGCTCAAATCCCCACTTATCTCTCAAATCTCTTACTCTCGTTCTGTAGTCCGGTCTACTTTTCCAAGCAGTGAGTGTCGCAGGTCTTACATTATGGAGAGCTGCAAATTGTGTTTGGTTTTCGATTCCCAATTTTACCTGCTCTGATTTGGGCATAGAACTCCATATAACAAATTCTTCAAATGAACTTATTTTATACGGCTCTAGATATTTACGATTTCTTATAATTTGTGTAGACATGTGTTTGCTCAATCTCTATTTTACTTTAAGCCATTTTATTGTAATTATATCATTTCAATTCGATGCGTAATTTCTAATTGTAATTTCTATCCTTCTCTTCTTGAGATATGTCTCCTACAATTATGCCGTATGGTGGCATTTTATCTCCGAAATAATATAGGGTTGATCTCTTGTCGCTCACCGCTTGCTCAAACCTCCAACAATCGCTATGTGCTACTACGATGCAGGGTACCTTTCTATCTCGCATATCCTGCTTTGAGTACGGTGAGTTATGGTGATCTGCACATGGCTCGAATACTACTTTTTCAAATGGCACCACTATGTCTACGTGCCGTCGTATGTATTCATCGTATACCGTTCCTGCATTGTGTTCGTATGGCACATCATCCCAATCATCTCCCCACTGCTTT